AAGAGCGAGCGAGCTTGGCCGTCAACGACAACGGTTTATTCCCTCGAATTCGGGAGGTGCTGGTGACTCATAACGACACCCCTGCCGATGCGCCGGAGCAGACCATCGACATGAGCGACTTCTGCACTAATGAGCAGCACGCCATCGACCGAGCTAAATGGCTGATCGTGCAGAAGCTGCTGATCACCAACGCAGTCAAGTTCCAAACCGTACCCACTCAGGCTGGGATCCAAGTCGGCAGCGTGATCAAGATCGGTGTTGAAACGCGCCGGTATGAGCAGCCCCGTAATGGCAGCATCGGCCCTAACGGGGAAGTCACTTTCTACCCGCCCCTGGGTACTGGCAGCTATCCAGTCATCATTTGGGACGGCGAGACCTACGAAGAGACCGACATTGTGATTTCGGGCAGTGTTGCTTTAGGTCGTCGCAACTGCGTGTTCTGCTTGCGGGATGTGGACAACAGAGCTGAGACGTACAAGGTGCAGAAGATCAGCTTTAACGAAGATGGCAACCTGGATGTTGAGGCGGTGTATTGGCCAGTCGACGACACAAATACAAGTAGGCTTGTTACAGCGTTTGCCGACGCGAACTTCACGTTTGAGCGCTGATGTCTGTCCCCTTCCCGCCAGAACTCAGCCCAACGAAGCGAAGCTTTCAGCAAGGCCGTTGGCCGACTAAACGCTTTGTCTCGATGAACGGGTCAAGCACCACCCGGATCTATGGCGACCATTCAACGGAAGCATCATTAGATCTAGAGTTCTTAGTTGACGACAACGCAATGGAGTCAATCCTGGCGTGTTTTCGACGGGCAGAGGGTGCTTATCAAGAAGTTGTTTTGACTGATGCCATGTTTGATGGCACATCAAATAGCGTTTTCCCCGACTACCTAAAATGGCATTGGGTTGAGGCCCCTGCGGTCTCTTCCGTTCAGCCGGACCTGTCGCGGGTAACGGTCAAACTTATTGGCCTACTGGAGGCTTGACATGATCCTTACCGGCGCAGACGGACAGCTAAAGCACAACGGGATTGTCATCTCGAAGGTGCGGAACTGGAGCATGACGGTCAACAAGGCTGCGATTGAAACCACAACGCTTGGCCTGTATGACCGCACATACATCAACGGGCTCCGAGGAGCGACTGGGTCAGCTTCTTTGTTCTTTGACCCAACCGACAACGAGGCCACAGCATTTCTGAACACGATCTCCACGCAATCAAACACAGAAAAAGTTGAGTTTATTTTCGACCGTCTGAACAACGAGGAGATCACGGGTGAAGGATTCTTGACCAGCATCGGCGCAACGGTTTCGGTCGGAGAAGCCCAGGCGTGTGAGATTCAGTTCCAGTTCAGCGGACCCGTACAAGGGAGCTACTAATGCCTGTACTTGGCGCTGGCGGAAAGCTCAAGCTTCAGCGCAAGCCAGTCGAAAAGACTCTCTACCTTGACCAGTCGAGAGTCGACACCACTTGCAACAAGATCAAAGGTGCCCCGAGCTGGCTTTGGAACGGGGATCACATTGCAGGCATCAACCTGCCGATCTACTGCGACGAAGACGGCCTAATTCCTGGCCGAGTAAGTGGCTATGCGTCTTACTTTGGGAGCAAGTGGTATCTAGGGCCGAATCGGACCCAGATCACCAGCAACACCGACAAGTTCTACAAGACCAATAGCGAGGAGTACCCCGCTGGCAAAGCAGGTGATGCGGCTAATTTTTACGCCAAGAACGGTGTTGGCCCGACGCCAGAAGACTGCGGTGCAGACGGTGACTACTGGGTTCATGTCGATTCGGCGGGCTGGATCAGCTTCTACACAGACCGCTGCTCAGCACTGGCAGGGTCAGAGCACAACCGGGTTGATTTAGCTCCCATTTACGGCGATCTAGAGCTGACTGGCTACGGAACCGTCGATTATCAAAACGCCAAGTGGATCTGCGATGACGGGTTCTGCTCGGGCTTAACGGGCGACTACATCTTTTCGGACGTTCAGGACGAGGACACGGACACCAGCATTTGCGAATCAGCGCCGCAGTATGACTTCCCCGTTGCCGCTACGGACGATTATGAGAACGCGGATGTGCTGCCCCGTAAGGGAGGGGGTGACTACGGCTGGAAGGTGATCTGCGGTCTTCGCGAGTGGAGTTTGGATCTGACCGCCGACGATGTGGATACAACATCCGTCAGCGAGAAATTTGGCAATGCTGTGAAGTCACTCGTTAGGGGAGGAGGTGGCCTTGAATACTTCATCGACCGGCAGTGCTTCGACGACCAGCACGACAATTCTCTGATGGTGATGCAGCTGCTGTTCCTGACTGAGAAAGGATGCGAGGCCGACGCTGAGTTCTGGTTGATCGACGAGCCCTTGGAAGACCCGCCGTACTGCAACAAACGTATTGGCGGCGGCCTGTTCTATTCCGCGAAGATTCTCGTCACATCAACGGCGGTGAATCTACGCCCAACTGAGCTAGTGGCTGGGAGTGCCAGTTTTGTCACGACCGAGGAGATCTCGTTGAAGGTTAATCCGTAGGGCAGATTAGAATTCGAGAAGGATCGTTAGCTCTGAGACGTAGTGACTGAGATCATCCGTGCTGGTGAATCGAATTCGCTGGGCCACATTGATACCAGCCAAGGCGGTTTCCGAGAGCAGATCGATGCAATGTCGGACGCACTCCGGCAACTGGGCGGTAAAGCTCAGATCAAGTCAGGCAGCACGGTCGTCAACTCACCGCTCAGTGCGCCATACATTCTTTATGTCAACAGCTACACGGGCGACGATACCTTCGTAACGGGCGACTACGCATCGGCAGACGACAATACTTTTGAACAAAAGATGCGCCGCATCTCCAACCAGCGGCTGGAGTGTGGATATACAGAGGCTCGCCCCTTCCGCACATTAAACAGGGCGGTTATTGAGGCGGCGATTATTACGTCCAGAAGTTATCTGACCCTGGGCGCAATTTGCGGAGATCTTGTGACCATTGTGGTTGCAAGCGGAGCGCATGAAGTCCTAAACGGACCGGGTCTAGCAAACAGTGACGAGAACTTTCCCTCCTGGACTGACGGTCAACAACCGACTGATGCCCAGCTGCAGGCATTTAACCCCGAAGGAAACAGCGGGCTGGTGCTGCCCAGAGGTGTGTCCATCGTCAGCCTTGACCTGCGCAAAACGCAGATCACACCTGATTGGATCCCCGCATTTGGTGATGAGCGAGAAGACAAAGCAAACAGAGGTGCAATCTTCAGGGTTTCGGGGCAGGGCTATTTCTTCGGTTTTACCTTCCGGGACAAAGTCAACTCAACTCAGTCACACCACCTACTTGACTGTTTTGCTTTTGCTGGCACTGACTACCTAGACGAGTTTTACGCCAAGATTGTCAGGGCATTTGGCTCAGTAGCTGACATCAACCCTGCTTTTGCAGTTACGCGAAACACTGAGGCCCAGATTGTTGGCCCTGCTCCCGCACCTGGCACTCAGACCGAAACGACTGACACCACTGCGGGTTCGTCGCCTTATATCTACAACACGTCGATCAGATCAAACTATGGTTTGAGCGGTGTATTTGCAGACGGGGCAATCACCACCGGCTTCAAATCAATGGTTATTGCCCAGTTTACTGGGGTGAGTTTGCAGAAAGATATGCGGTGCTGGCAGCACTGGGATGGAACAAATTGGATCAATTATGCACAGAGCGAATACGACGATTACATCAATGAGCAACCCGACAATGTACGGATGGACCCTAACCGTAGGTCTGTTCATATCCGTGCAATTAACCGCGCTATTATTCAAGAAGTCTCAGTTTTTGCCATCGGCCAAGGTATACATCACGCCGTCGAATCTGGGGGAGAATTAACTTGTACGAACAGCAATAGTAACTTCGGAGGCTGCGCTTCTTTAGCTGAAGGTTTTATAACCAACAGCTTCACAACTGATCAAGAGTGGAACATTTCACGCATTAAAGTTGCACGTAACTTGAATTCACTTGAGGACAAGTGGCAACGAATTGACCTGGGCGTTATTGAAGACTCGGAGGGAAACAATAGCACCAACATCACCCTAAATGTTGCCCTGGAAGGGGATGTCAATAACGAGCCCACAATTCTATCTAAAAAGCAATACAGCCTGAACAACTACGGCGGGGATAACTATATCTGGATTGAAAATCCCAACGGACCAAACTACTACGCGCCTCTTGCCGATAACTCTTGGAGAGTTTCGAGCCCAGCTGTGATTCGGGTTACTCAAAAGTTTCGCACGCCGGACGGTAGTTTCCCAACCAACAGCGACACCAGCCCGACACCACCTATTGCAGGTAAAAAGATATTTGTCCGCCGTCTACAGGACGTTCGCACGCTGGATGAACGGCAGACAAGCCTGATCTGCAATAACACTTCAGCCAATTCTCGGAACATCGTTCGAGATTATGGTTTTCAAACTGATACTCGGGCCTCGTCTATCTCAAGCAATATCGATGCTGAGGAGAGCATTGTTGCGGCAGACATTCGAGTTATCCCACCGACCGAGTCAGGAGTAAGTCGCGTAAATGAAATCACGTTACGCCGTGGGTCCGCCTCAACGGATTGGGATGCAGGCGGCCAATACATCACCTCGTATCACTCCACCAACAATTACTACCGACCGGGCGATGTCGTTAGGTATACGAACAAGCATTTCAAATGCCTAAAGCCGCATATCGCCACTGCCACTTTTGAGACTGAAAAGTGGGATGAGGTTTTTGTCCACATGGACGAAACTTATGCCGCCGAAGACTTTTTCAAGAACACCAAACCTGTTCTGTATTTTGACAAGGACAAAGACAACACCTGGGATGACGGCCTGCTCGGCTATACAAATTCTGATTTCAAAGACGATGCTGAATTGGCCATGCAGTTCCGAACAGGAACTGACTATTTAGGTCTGTTCTCTTTCTTAAAGAGTCTTGGCTTTAGTACCAACAAAGCCCATGAAATTCTTTTACCGCAAACGCCTGCTGATCGAGAACGCAACCCGGGTACGTCCCTAGTTGACCAGGTGCCCGATGGATGTGCAAATTCCTGGGATAATTGGCCGGTCGAAATGCGTCGACCTAGCCAAATAAGGCTGTTCGGTCACGCCATGGAATGGAGCGGCGCCCTCAACTATACGAAGGCACTTCCTAAGTACCAACGCGATTTAAGCCCCTCAAATAAATTCAGCTACTACTTCACCAATGCTTACGGTGGCCGAGTTTATATCTCGGCATTTAACGAGGAAGGGTTCCAAGTAACAGCCGCCGGTTTGCTGGATTTGGCAACGGGCGAAACTGTTTCACCTGAGGGCCTAGGCAGCGACGAGTCAGCCAGCGATGTCACCATCTTCAACGGGGATGTCACTGTCAACGGTTTGCTGACAGTCAATCAAATTGAGAGCCGCCAGCAGTCACTGGTCAAGATTCTGGACGATCCAGAAGACGGGCTTAACTCTGAGAACCAGCCCAGCGAAGGCCGTGGAATGTGCTGGATGGCCCCCGGCCGTGCCATCTCTGGCGTCAGCGAAATCGATGGCGCTGCCTTTGACCTGCGCAACCAAAACGGTCAGATCCCGGGGCTAAACACCCTGGGCGGTGACGGTTTCAGTGGCCCGCACTTCACCACTCCTGCATGGATCGAACTGTGGAAAGCCACCAACGGTCTTCTGGGCCGCGCCACAGAGCGGATCAAGATTTACGTGAACCCCAACGTGGTGGGTGAAACGGAATGGCAGGGCGACATCCCGGTTCCGAGCAACGACCCGCCCGAGTCCTACAACGCAAATGCAACGATCACCGACCTGCTGAGCCGCCCGCCAACAAATCCACAGAACGCGGTCAAGACTCTGTCACTG